CAATCCCTCAATTGCCCTCTGTGCATCAGGTTCAAGGCGGCAAAGCAATACGGAGATCGGAACGGGGACAAATTTCTCCTTTGGTGGAAACCCTTTTTCAAATTCTAAAACATCCTTTTCATCCAGATTGTCATAAACAGGATCGATGAAATACCGGCCATGTATGCCGTCAAGCGCGCCATCATATAGCGGCAACGCCATGAAGGGATCAAAGTTCCTTCCATCGGCGGTAGTTATGCCAAACTCGGCTGCGCGCCGAAATCCGACACGAGGGTAATAATCCGGATGGCCGAAGATCAATATGGCACGGTAACCAAGCCGTCTGGCCTCATCAATCGTATGTAGCATGAGCGCCTTGCCCACCCCAGCGTTCTGGTATCCAGGCATCACGCTAAGGGGGCCAAATGTCAGTGTCTCATATGTTATCCCCGAAACATCCTCAATCCTGCTTCTAGTATATATAATGTGGCCTACCAGCCTGCCGTCCATCTCAGCCACATAATCAAGTTCCGGCACAAACGTCGAAACCTCTCGTAGCCTTTTAACAAGCAGATGCTCATCACAAATATGGCGACTGTTTTTCCAGAAAGCTTCACGTGTCAACTCTTCGACAGAGCGGTAATCATCGAGACGTTCAAGACGCAGCGTAATGTTAGATTTAGTCATTTTTATAATCCTCCTTTTTGGTATGGTGCATCATGTTTTTATATGTTATGAAAATGACATTAGCTTCAAAATATTTCTTTAATTGTATCAACATAGATGCTACCTTTAAAGCTTTAAATTAAATATAATTATTTTTTATTTACATATCGGCCAACAGTTTGAGCATCTGGGCATTGGTCTTGATCAGCAGGTCTACGGAGTCGTTTTTCTTCCGGCCCTTCTGCCCGCCACCGTTATCCCAGACGGTATTGACTCCCCTTTGCCGGATATCCTGGATCAGTAGGCACTTTGTCACCCACAGGTCCATATAGTCTTCGGCCATCCTACCACCCCCATCACGTGTAAATTTGAAAAAATCCCTCTTGTCGACCCGGTGCCGAGTCAAGAGGGTCAGAATTAAAACGCCTTTTATTTCGACCGGGGGTATCTTCATACATATTAACTAATCACACCGTATACTGTAAAAGAAAGGTAGTGATTATATGTTCCATTCCATACTATACTTGATGGTATTTGTATTAATAATTTTTCTTGTAGCTTACTATTCAAATATCTCAAAGAAGTATAGCTTCCAATGTCGAACGTGCCATAACATCTTAGAATATAGTGATCTTACAAATCTAGGACGTGCTGGCAGGCGTTGCCCTCATTGTGGAAGCATCAACAAATTTGATAGAATAAGAAAATAGAAATACCTACCATCGTTCCTCAGTCAATGGTTTACTGGAAACGAAGATATACGGAGTGAGCGTAAAAAGAAAACAGTTTTAAAGCTCGATGCATTATACAAGGAATCAAAAATTATTGATCTAAAGGACTCAAATTAGCGCTTCGATCCACCACAACTTTCCCACAACTTTCGCATCAATTTTCACAACTTTTTATCACAAATTATACTTATATACATGAACAAAAACAAATGCAAAGAACCGCTCATCCTTACAGACAAGCGGTTCTTTGTGGTGAGCCATCCGCGACTCGAACGCGGGACCCTTTGATTAAAAGTCAAATGAAAGATGTCTATTTAATGGTATTGCAGAGGCTATTGTTAGTTACAGGTTAGTTTTTATTGTCGTTCCTGTAAAAACCATCTGCCAAGATAAATATTCTTCGTAGATTTTTTAATGACAATGTATTCAAAATAGTTTCGATCCTTTTTATGTACTCTTCCCTCGGCATCATCTTCATACATTTCCCCTCCACAACGTAAGTTGTTCACACAAAATTTACACTCTGCGGATAAATTCCCTGTTGCAATCGTGCGCCACTGTGGTAAAATCAACTATGACGTAAAACCACCCTCTTTCTTTTCCCTCCACAGGGATATGGGGCGGTAATAAGGGGAAGTGGTTGGCTGCCAGGCTATTGCACTTCCTCTTATTTTATCTCTTGTATCGAACATGTGTTCTATTATATGCCTGTGTGATTATGAGTTCAAGCCCTAGGTATCATTTATTTTCATCCTTCCATTGTTTGGCTTTACGCTTGCACTCTTCGCAGTTGATCAAGTCGTCTATGCCGACCTCTAGAGCTGCGGACAGGTGGCAAAGTATATCTGCCGTAGGGCATTTATCACCCCTTTCTATTTCGTTTATATACGACCTGCTTACACCGCTTATATCTGCTAATTCCTGGGCTGTATAACCTTTTGACTTTCGGATTTCCTTAAGATTAACAGGACTGAACACGCTCCTACCTCCTATTATAATACATATCTTGGACGCTATAGCATCATTTTGCAAACTTCGACATAGATTTTGTAATTTTCGACATTATTCGCATGTTTATTTTTTAGTACATTGAAATGTCACATAATTATTTTGCCCGTTTTAATACCGATAATGCAAAATTATACCACCAAACTATTACCGCGCTGTAACAATTGAAAAAGATGATAATACAGTCCTATAAAACCGTGTAGGGCTTTATCCCTATTTAGTTCGTTTACATAATTAAGTAAAGTATACTCCGTCTATCTTATATTTTCAACGATAGATTAAGATTTTTGTCCATAGCAATGATAACATGTTAAAATTATCCTATGGTTAGGATTAATGTTAGGCAACTCGCATCTGAATTGGACTGGAAAATAGCAGACTTGTGGAAAGCAACCGGTAAAACTGAAAAAGACCGGGTTTCTTATAATACACTCATTTTGTATTGGCACAATTCTATCAAAAGGGTTAATCTGAAAGACCTGGTTAAAATATGCGATGCCCTTCAATGTGATCTGGATGAACTTATTGAGTATAAACATAAATAGACCCCTCTATATCATTCGAACACAGCATCATAAATATTGGGGTTAAGGCTACACAATAATCTCATATCTTATATAAACACCACTTGCATGAGTCGGCATTAAACATGATTTCGTAGACCTTTATTTCTCCTTTTATAAGGCTTTGGCAACGGAATATATGTATTCGGTTATGTTTATCTTCATCAATATTTACACTCTTATCTACATTAAATGCGAGCGTTTCATCGCAGTCTTGATATCTAATCCGGATCGGCGTTATTTCGCCTTTCAGATCAAATACTGCTATTACATCTATAGGGGTCCTGTAGCCTTTCATATTCCCACCTCAGATACATTATATTAAAGAACGTATGTTCTGTAAATGGGAATAATCCCCCACCGATTAAGGCAAGGGGGATTATATGGGAGGAGGACCTATGCCCCGATTAGCCTTATCGATGGCAAAAACGCAAGGTCTTTTATAATGAAGCACTTGGCCTTGCAGATTTGATATATTTCGTGGTATTCGGTGCCTTTGTCAACTTCGATCGAAATTATATTCCCTATGGCGTTCTCCAGAAAACGTATTGCGTCGACATATGATGTTGGCAAATTGTCCCTTTGTCCCGCCTCTATCCCTAATACTGCATTCACAAGCTTAGAATATGTCAAATAGAGTCTTCCGGCGTTCTTGCTTCCGTGCTTTTCTGCGTGTGGTATGAGCTTCGTTAGAATAATGTCTGTTTCATCGTGGCGCGTCTGCTTGCCGATCAATCTGGACTGTTGCCATTCGGCTGATTGACGTTCAAGAATGAAACGGCGCATCCTATAGAACTCTTTAACAAGAGCAAGTTTGAAAAACCTTACCTTATCCCTATTGTCAAGAAGCGTTAAAAGATACGAGGCTTGAGGCTCATTTAGCATATATACTCTTTGCTTCTGACCGCTAGGCAAAGGTCGGTCCTGAAAACCGAGCTTTCCGAGTTGATCAAATTCATTTTTATAATCTCTAATTTTTCTTTGGATTACCGGATGATCATATTCAGTTTCGTTCGATATCACTAAACTATCCGTAAAAAGTTCATTGCCTTTAATTACTACCAATTCATTCATATAAAATCTCCTCTCGTAAAATAAATATAGGGCTGGACGTTTTTGTCCAACCCTATTATTGAGAGGATAGAGGGGCTATCATCACGACAGGCCATAACCTCACATTAGAAGTTCTGCTTGTCTGTCGGATTATTGATTATCCCAAATCCGGCAAGAACTACAAGAATCATGTTTACCAAGGTGTCAAACTGCGGTATTTCGTAGTTAAAATACGTCTTCGCTACGAAACCAACCAGTGCCGCTACTGCAAGCCATAATGCCCATGACCTAAATCTGCTCTGCATATCATTTCCTCCCTTCATCATGTTTTTTAAAGTTACTTAACAGCGCATATATCTCTGCGTCTGTCATAGCCCTTTTAAGCCATTTTGCTTTGTCAGTGAGTATTTTACCGAACGCATAATCTACAGCGATCTCCTGCGCTGTTTTGGGCTCCACGTAACGCAATACGGAGTTCCATGGATGGTTATAGTACGAGCGTACCCATATTTCTTTACCGGTCTGGTCCCCCGGTTTCCCGCCGACGATCTTTCCGTTTTCGTTAATCGCGGCATGAACAAGCTGTCCGTTTCCTATGTACATTGCTGTGTGCTTGCCCTCGTGCAGGAGAACATCCCCAGGCATAAGCCCGGTCCCAGTTTTGACGTTTACCTTGCTGAATACGTCCTCGAATCCGCGCTTCAGAAATGCCAGCCGCATGTTGCCGGTATAGGTGGCCCCGGCTTCTTTGATCTTTACACCGGCGCTCTCCCAAGATGCAATCATGAGGCTGGAGCAATCATAATCAGGTTTGCCGTCACGTTTCCCCTGATCGTATCCGTGGCTGTCGTCCTTCGCGATTGATACCGCGAAGTCAATTGCCTTTTGAATAGTGCTCATTTCTCTTTACCTCCCATCATTAACGCCCGTAGGTCGATAGCAGGCCCATTGATCTCGTCTATCCTGTGGTGGGCGGATTTTGTAGACTGCTCGACCACCACCATTCTTTCCACCAGGCCATTGTGCTTCTCGACCTTTTTTTCCAGTTCCTTGATACGCCACAGCACAGTTCCGGCTGTAGCCGCTGCCGTAATCAGATACATAATGATTTGGAAAACTGTTCCTTCGCTTAGATTCATCTCGCACCTCCTTTGTACAGAAATTCGCATAGAAAAGGACCGGGGATTTTCTCCCGGTCCTCTTATCTGATTAACCTACAAATATATTTTTAAGTAGCCTTATGAATTTATTTTGTCCTTTGTAACGAAATAGGATGTTCCGCCAGAATCGCACGTTACACCTTCTTTCTTCCCCTTCTGTTTTCTAACCACGTATCAATTTTCGCAAAAAGATAGAATCCGCCATAAGAAATACAGGCGAGTAAAATAAGTGTACCTACAGAATTGAGATCGATATACATTATTTCACCAATCCTCTCGCTTTCAACAATTCCCGCTTTGCAACTTCATAGGCTGAATCTATGGCGCCTTTTAATCGAATTACCTTAACTTTATCCGCCATTTTATCGTACCCACTTTGTTCCATTATATTACCAAATTTTTCTTCTGTCAATTTACCCATCGTGCGCTGGAATTGTGTAATTTCAGAAGGAGTTAATTGTATCGATTCGGATTGGTACTGCAAGGTCTTTGGAGCCACCTTCGGGAAAATATCCTTACTACCATCCGCAACGTAAAGCCGTATAATCTCTTGCTGCTCTCTCGTTGGCTTATACTCCGTACTGAATCCAGGATTAAACATAACATTGAAAATATTGTTCTTTCCCTGATAATTCTCCATGTCGTTTCCGAAAGTGTCTACTTTGGGCTCAAGTGTCTGGCTGAGGCCTGGAATTCTTGCTTTTATATTATTTACTGCGGATTTCACTGTAGAATTATCTGCTGTAGTTCTTTGCGTGCTATCAGTCATCTGTGCTATTTGCTTACCCAAGGTTGGCGTTAATTGTGATAGAGCATTAGCCAGTGTTTCTTCAAGGTTATCCATCGGGCTGTATCCACCCATGAACCTCTGGACACCTTGCAACAGAGACTGTTTGAATAGGGTTTGCCCTCCACTCTTAACCGCATCCACTACCACATTCTCGGCATCCTTTCGTTCCTTACCTGATAGATACATATCAGCCCCTATCGCAAGCGCCATTGATCCGGGCTGCATCCAGTCATAGGTGTAATAGTTATCTCCAAATTTAAACGCATACTCGCTTTTGCCCATGTTCTTCTCAAATGCGGCGATATCCCTGTCTTTATTGGCTTGTCCCGTAATATAGCCTTTCTTCGCCAAGTCATAGCCTACCATGATCATTGCGGTCCCGGTTACGCTTTTTGCAATGGAATCAACGAAAGCTTTTTGGCTGAATTTTCCGGTATGCTTCGCCAGGTTGTAACCCTCTCTTATTGCTTTCTCAACCCCTAAAGGACTGTACTCAATGGCTCGTTTCAGGATGTTGGCCGGCGTTTTGACAAACGGTAGAACAACATTACCGAGCCCTGCGGGTTTTCCAAAATTCAAGGCTCTCTGGGCCATTTTAAATGCGTTCGTGAGAGAATTCACGTCCTGGTATGTCCTTTGCTGCGCGACCTTCTGCGCCTGTTCTATCATGGCCGTAGTCGGTTCGGCGACATTTGCGAGCTTCATTTGTTGCCGCAGTACGTCGTCATATGCAGCCTTATAGAACGGTGTATCACCCAGCTTTAGTCCGGTTCTCGTTGTCTGGTCCATAACATTCATTGCTTTACTCAAAGGGCCATTACCTTGAAAGATTTGCTTGCTCGGCAGTTCGAACTGGCTTCGGAATGGTGACGTATCTATGCCGAGCCTTGCGTCCTCAATTACCTCTTTTGCGCCTTGAATACCGCTTTTAATCTGGCCTGCGACGTCCGGAAGAGTAGTTGTGCGCTGGCCTGTTTTCAAGCCTACAAGCTTGTCGATCGGCGTGGCTACCACATTGCTGATGTTGTCGATTATCCCGAATATTGTGTTGCCGACTGCGTTCCTGATCATGGATTTCGGATTCAGGAGTAACGAGATTCTTTGCGCCGCGAGAATCTCATCGCTAATCCCTGACGGTTCCTTATTGGCTATCATCTGCATGACCTTGGCAAGCTCAATGTCCTTCGGCCTACCATCCTGCATCCCTTGGATTTTCTGCATGGTGTCCGTGATAAATTGGCTTTCTTCTGGCGTCAGTTCAACTTTCTTTGCCACTTTCCCAAGAGATTTTTCAAGATCCCGGTTCACATTGCCCACGGTTCTTTGAGCATACATCAGCATTCCTTCGGGTGTCATACGCTTAAAGATAGACGCTGCCTGGACTGCTTGGCCTGCTTCGGTAAGCTTCGTAGCAAGATCAACCGTTAACCGATTGGCCTCCTTGACATCTCCGCTTTCAATAGCCTTTTTGATTAGAACCTCCCCGAGCGCTACATCATCCGCAGTAGTTCCGCCTTTACCGGCACTTGAAAATATGTTTTTAGCTACGCCCTCGTTGGCATTAACGATATTCTCTGCCTTTTGCAGTGTGTCTTTATTAGAAATCGGCGTATAAGTCGGCATATCGGCTTTCAAGGCTGCCTTATATTCCGGTGATCCAACAGAAGCCTCCAATGCAGTTTCACCAAACTGGCGTACTTTTTCTCCTGCCTTTGTGGAAACATGTACGCCATTTTCAGACACCAATTTTTCAAAAGGTACCGTATTGCTTTCCATCCCGATTGCCCGTGCTAACGCCGTGGCCTGTTCCTGCTCTGCTTTTGTGGCATTGAAAGGTGCATCTGTTTTCCCGGCAGATTCAGCATATTGAGGAATTCCTAAACGCTCCCGCTCAGACTTTACAACCTGAGCTCCAACGGATGAAGGTTTGCCTTCCGGAAGCGCAAGGACATTCTGCCCACTCACCACGTTTCCCTTGTCAGTAGCATATATCACGTCGGGCGTTTGTACGGCATCCTTTTTAGCAGCCATGCGCTCTGCGTTCAGGTATTCTTTTGTAGCTGTCTGCGCTGCCGGCTGCATTCCTTTTGTGGCTCTTTGACCACGGGCAGCACTCGCGGTAAGATTCTCGGCGGTACCGGCCTTTGCCCCAGCGCCCATCATACCGGCGCGGGTAAGATCGTCAATAATACCACCGCCAATGTATGTCGTAGGGTCGAGTACTGTACTGGCTGCCATTGTAAGTAAATTATCCTCTTTCGCTCCGAGGATATCTCTACCGAAGGACATCTGTGAAAAGTCCTGAGGTTTACCCGTAGCCGCATTTACTGCTGCTCTATCTGCCTGCATTATGGCCTGCTGCGGGGCGGAAAAAATTCTCCCAACAGTTCCAAGCCCATAATTCACAATATCCTTGCCAGCAGCTTTGAGAGGCGTATCCTCTTTGTATCTCTGGATCATATTGCTCCCGACAATATTATACCGAGAATTATCAAGAGGGGTTTCTGAATATTTGTCCCATTCTGTTTGCGCCTGAGTGCTTAAATTACCTCTACTGATTAGTCCATTATCTTTACCGTATTGCCAAAACGCCTTCTTACCTTCATCATTCATATTAAAATAGTTATTGGGATCTGAGGAGGCGTAATCAAACGCCTCCTTCAACTGTGCAGCAGTAGGCATAACTTACGCCTCCTTCTATTTCATGTACCACGGTTTCTGTGTGGATGATTGCGCCGGGTAGGGTGTTGTGCTTGTCGTACCACCCTTTAAGGCATTGTATACCTGATCAAATATAGATGCATCAAAATTTCCAAGCGAGTCTTTGGCAAGTGCTGCAGCCTTTTCTCTTAGCTGTGAGTCAGTGATTTTGCCACCGTTTAGTATATCGAGATTAGCTTGTTTTATTTTGTTATCAAGGCTATTTGGGTCCTGATCCGCTAAGAACTTCGCCCGTGCCAATTCTACGTCTGCATCCGCTTGAGAAATTTGCCTACTTCTTAAAGCGTTTTCAATTTGGGATTGAGCTTCTGAGAAACTCTGCTTTCTCAAGTCGAGATTCATTCCGGCTTGCCACTTCTGATCCGCAACGGTATCCCTGCCTTTTTGGTAATCAAAAGTCTGCTGCCGATATTGATTATCGAGCTTCTGCTGTGCTGCGTTTTGGTCAAACTGCTGTCCGGCAAGAGTGCGCTGACCGTTTAGTTTACCCGTGGCATTGGCCTCATTTAGTTGTCTGTCCCAAGTCTTTTGTCCATTTACCGTGCCGAAATTCTTTGCTTCTGCATCCACATCGGTCCATGTTCGCTTCCCAGCCCAGGGGGAAACTGAACGCATCTCCCCAAGCTGCTCCATATACCCGGTAGGATTGCTGCCTGCCACTTTGAAATAAGCCTGCGCCAATCCCTGCGGTGATCTGCTTTGTTGTATCTCTGTAAGTGCTGCGGCAGCCTGCCGAGCTATGGTAGGATTAGGGTCATTGAGCTTCTGCTTTGCAAGTGATTCGATCTCGTTCAAGTTCATAACCCTGCCTCCTTCCGAATCGCATCGATCTGAGCAATAACCTGCGCTTTCTGATAATCTGGTGTATATGCCATCTGCCGGCCAAGCTCATCAATTTTATTCTGTGCCTCGGTCATCTTCAACAGACTGTCAATTGCAGATGGGGCTGTAGATGTTCCACTGCTTCCCGAATTACCAGAAGGAATATTGGAGTATGCAGCATCCCCGGCCAACATATCGCCGAACATTGTGTGGTTGATATTTGAATTGGTCTGCTTACCGGATTCTGTGTCGGATCCGTCCGGCATATATCCGGAAATCCGTGCCCAGTCCATGCTGTTTTTGATTGCATCCTGTCCAGATCGGTAATCATATTCCCTTTGCCATTGATCTTGATTCTGGTTCATCTGCGTTGCGCCCTGGAGGTTTTTAAGATAGTTTTGTACCTGGTCCTCCTGGAACTGCTGGCGCTGCATTGTAGGCAACCACTGGCCTGACCCTTTCCCGGCAAGCATGTTCTGAAAGGCAAAGGTATTCGGATCGGCAATCTGCTGTGTGTTCTGGCTCTGCGTAACGGACCCATCGGTATTGTACTTCGGCTGCACCCAGTTCACCTTCTGCTGCTGCATCTTTGAATAGTCAGGCAGATTCGGCATTGTAAAATCCGGGGCCTTGATGTTGTCGAAAAGGTTCTGCAAATTGGAATTAATTCCGGTTCCGTTATTCTTCAACTGCTGCGCCGCACTCAATGCGCTATTCATGAGGCCGCTTGAAACATTATTCGGTAAAGGAAGATTACCCATTCGTTGCACCTCCTTGCTGGTAACTTTGCAACAGAGCCTGCTGCTGTGGAGTCAAACCACTTAATAACCCATCTGGTATATACCCGAGTCTATCTACGATATCCATGGCCTGTGCAAAGGCGTTATTTTGATACTGCATTGTCGGGCTCCCGTTGTAATACCCAGTTAGACTTGCTTCCTGTAGCGCCTGCTGCAAAGCCGCATTTTGCTGTTGCATCTGTAATTGAGCTTGGGCGATTGCCTGAGCAGCGGCTTGATTTGCCGTCTGAGCATCAAGTCCCTGCTTTTGGAGTTCCAATTCAAGTCTTGACTGTTCCTTCTGCCAATCGAACTGCTGAACATCAAACTGATTCTTCCAGGTCTGCTGTTGCTGATCAGCGTTGAATTGGTCCTGCTGAAGTCCAAAAGTTTTATTGAACTGATCAGCGGCCTGTTGTTGCTGTGCATACTGCATAGCATAAGGCAAGGCTTTTTCCATGGATTGCGTTTGTAATTGCGCCAGATTCGTCGCAAGATCGGTTGCGGCTTGCCCTTCCGCGGCCGCAGCTGCGCCGCTCGCTCCAAGTCCGCGAGATGCCCAATTACCCTGTAATTTCTGCAATGCGGTATTGAATCCGTTTTTTGCCGACTGCTCCTGCGCAGAGGTATCGAACAGTCCTGCAAATTGTTTTGCAAGTTCCATATAATTTGTCGGCGTCATCGCCTGTGAATTTTGCTGTGCCTGCGTGTTTTGCTGTTCAGGCGCATACTGCTTCGATGTTTCTGCACCCCATGGCGATTTGAAAACGGGGTCACCGGTATACATTTTACCCGGTTCGGGATTCGCCTGTCCCATAGAACCACCCATTTCGGGAATGGAGTACATATTATTGGGTTTAGGATCATTAATAAACACATCCGGCGACCCCGTGGACGGTTTATATGCTACAGGATTAGCAGGCTTTACTGTTCCCATAGATCCGCCCATTGAATTGATTTGCTGCTTCTTCAAAATTGTATTTTTAGTCTGTGGGCCAGAATAGGCCTGCTGTTTTCTTGTTGCATCTGCAGGGCTAATATAGCCCGTAGTATACATATCCATATTTGAATCTCCTCTCAATAAAGAGTTATAAATCGGAGCAAACCGCAAATGCCATATCACGATTGCAACATAATTTAAAGTTTTTAGTCCAAAAATTGGGGCCCCCATTATTAGAATTAATCTCAAGCTGTATTGTATCGTTAACAGCAAAAGTCATTGTGCCTTTATCGAAAACTTGATAACTATCAGTACAATTAACACTATCCCAAGATGGTGTATTACCGTTTATTTTAAATCTACACAGCAAGCTGGTACTAGCAGAAGATGATTTTGCAGAGAATTTTAACTTGTAAGTTCCTGCTTTTTTTATCGTTAATATAGGAGAAAATGCTCCATTAAATCCTGAACCTGATACGTACATTTCATTAGATATATTAACAGTTACATAGTCCCCGCTTGCAATAGCTTCCCCGGTTACGTTAAAAATAGTAACTCCGGGAGGGAGTATTGAAGATGTAAGATTTGCGTCTCCTTTTATTGTCTGAACCCCACCGAGATATTGGTCGGATGCTATTGTTTGATCTGTAGTCCCTGGTGTATAAGTTGCAGCCGCTTTTTGGGCAATTGCTCCAGTTGCTACCCTTCCAGCTACATCACTGCTGAATGTATAGCCGGATAGCACCGCCGAAACTGGAGCATCTCCGCCAAGAGTATCGATTGTTTGTGTTCCGGAAAGGTACTGACCGGATGCTATTGTCTGCTGAGCTGTATTGGGTGTGATCGTTGCAGCGGTTTTAGTAGGAATGGATTGGGTTACCTGACCGGATCCGTTGTGATATCCGACTGGTATAGTGTATGATCCATTGATCGATAAAGATTGATTTACCGCTCCTCTATTTGCCATGCTTCCATTTTGCAATCCGTTTTCCGAGCCATACGTGTATCCGGTTAATACCTGGGCTGCTCCGGCTGTTCCATACTCACCTCCTTCACCCAATAACTGAAAATTTGATCCGTCATAGAACAATGTATATTGTCCTATCTTAATAATGGCATCTGAACCACCTGGCTTCTTGATTCCCTTAGCACTTCCTATGCTCGAAATATTTAGTGTAGCCGCTCCAGTTGATGCTGCATTGAATTTGACAATAAAATGTGAATTGCTGGGGATTTCTTCAGTAGTTGTAATGCTGTAGTTATTGCCGCTATTTGTTGTTTCACCAAGGTATGCGGCGTGCTTTGAATTGTCTGAAACATGAGTATCAACTGTATCCTTCCGGGCAATGTCATCAGAAGCACTCGGGGCAGCTACTTTCGCCCTGCCGTTTGCATCCCTAATGAGGAGTTTACTAGCAGTAGCAGCCGATGTAGCTCCGTGTATTCCGGCCGTAGCATCCTTATGATCCTCAAAGTCCGGTATCCTTACTTTGGCGTCAAACCCTTTGAACAGTTCGAACACCAGGGGCCTTGTATCGGTTATCGTTGCAATCTCAGCATTCAGATCCGTTGTCACCGTGGCAATCGGAACATAGTCACCTGATGGATGGGATTCTCCCCATGCAAATGCCTCAGAAGAAGCCTCGACGTCAAGAAAATATGTCGTATTTGCTTTAACGCTGGTTTTGTACGCCGCCGAAAGATCAACCCGGTCTATTACTCCTGTCGATGCCACTTTCTGAATGACGCTACATGCTGTGATATCAAGACGACTCGGAGTAGTCCCGTTCTTTGTACACGCTCCGCCCTTCAACACCAGATCATATCCTCCGGTCAAGGCGTCTATGAGTGTTTTTTTCACTTCCGGAAAGTCTCCCGCTACAATCTCATCGGCTGTTTTACCGTTCAGCGTTGCGGCGTCACCTGATATAGATATAGCAACCTTACCGGCTTCCTTTGCGAGGTCGGCTGCCGGAATACCGGCGTTGACGTAATCTATTACCCGGTTGAACCAATTCTCCCAGTCTGCCTCCGTAGGTGTCTGGCCTAGCGTCAAATTAATTCTATCAAGCATTTTTGGTCACCCCCTGTTTATTACCCTTCATTATGTCTTTTGCTCTGAATTCAAGCGAATACCCCATTACACCGATATCCTCATCTGGGGTTGTGCCGATCAACCTGACCTGAACAAAAGTGCATTTATCGAGTTCAACCCTTCCCTCATATACCTTGGCTTCAGATAGCCGCCCGATTCGGCCTACACCTATTTGGGACTTCCCAATCTCGAAATCGGCTCCAGATGCAGCGGCAATATTCAATTCAACCGTCTGGACCTTTGAACCGTCAGCGATGACCGCGACATTCAAATGCTGCAACGTCTCTCTGGAGTTAACATACACAAATATCTTTTTTATCCTGGATAAACCTTGGGCCAACCGCTCCTGCGCAAAGGCCGCAAAGAATGGAATGCCTTTTCCATCGTCCGTCCGCAGATTAGAAGCACGCTCATGTATTGCCCCGAACTTTGTATAATACAGTTTGCTATTGCACTTCAAGTATTGCTTTGCGACTGGTGCTTCATCGATGTACCAGGATTTTTTTGTTGCTTTATACCGGAATACCCTTTCGGGCTCGGATGCATTGTAAAAGCATATGACATATTCCCGATCGTAGTATGTAGCGGTACATTTTTCAGACATTGCCCGTCTGAGATATGGGATAATATCATCCCCGATCGGGACTGCTTTGTACTGATCCGGTATTGCAGAGACTCCTTGCAGAGCATAGAAGTTATCCGGCCCAAGGAATATCTGCCCGATTCCCGGAACATCCACAATACTATTCCCGGACGCACATCCGATCGAGGAGTCCTGTACCTTCAAGACACTGCTTTCATTCGTTACATCGTCCCCAATAAATGCCCAGATATCACGATCCCGATAGATGATAAGCGCACCATATGCTACTTTTAAATCAACACCGGTTCCACCATCATCAGGGAGCTGGAATGTCTGATTTGCCGGGAAATATGTAACATCAAAAGGATGGCTCAAATATACCGTATTCTCATACATCAGCGCCGTCCTGGAAGCTAGGCCGTGCTTCATGACAACAATCTTTGCCTTTGCTATGCCCGAGTTCAAATTCTGTGTTCCATCCTCTTCCCTCAGAAGATTGACCGGCTCGCCCTCGACTGGAGTATATGGGATTATTTTTGCGCAGGTTGTTCCGTTAGTCTTCCATATTCCTTTACCATCATGAATATAAACTACCGGGGCATTATTTTCAGACCACAGTTCCATTGAGACATCCCCAGTATCAAACAGGTCATCCGCAATTTGGGTGTATTCTTCAAAATTATAAAGATACAACCCTTTATTCCATACGAACAATATCCCGTCAAACGCCGGAATGGCCCCTTGTATGTCGCTGGCTCCAAGTGACAATGAAATATCACAGCTCCCCGGCCGGATACGAAGAACGCCGATATCATCCACATCGACGTTCCGGGCTTCCCATATTGCGGTTTTTGGAATTGCTATCGGGTTGTATGCCGGCTTGACTCCATCAACAAAACCGATTCTGTGTAAATACTGCCTCATTCTACAGTCACTCTCCCGCTATCCCCGGACGGATGCATCAGTATTCCGATCCTCTTTTTTTTCTTTTGTTCGTACTCCTGCATCAGCCTGAGTGCATCCTGATTTTCATCATCGTCCATTGACTTATACCGAGACGCTAAAAACAAAACGGCCAAACTATGCAAATATGGATGAGTATCGGGGGATTCCTCGACATCCGTGATTTCAGTCGGGGCTCTGTCGTATTGGACTTCGTATGTTCCGGTTTCATAAAACTTGATCTGCCGCTTTGGATATAATTCTCGAAACTCAAATACCTTTACAGTTACACCGTTTTTACTCACTCCGCAATTCCCACCCTCGTCAATATGCAAGGCGATCAAATCCTCCGGCAGATCAGCCCATACATTCGCGGTTGCGTTTATATTTGTAGCCCCGACAGGAGTGAGCTTTTCTGCGATATCATCCTGGAAGTCATTAAGAACTGTAACGATAAAATCCTCATCATTTATATTCTCATCAATCATTGATCCCGCTCTGTTTGCTATTGTCTGACAATCCATCTTTCTCCCTCCTCGGACCTAATAGTTTTCAAATTAAAAGGAGCCCGTTTCCGAGCTCCCAAGGTTCAACATATGATCCATATGGGAAAATTATCCATTAATCTCCACAAGTGGCTATTCATCAGCATTTGTAAACATTCATATTTACGAATATATACATATGCGAACTAAAAGGCACCCTTATTTGGATGCCTTTTTCCTCTTATTTTTCCTGTTCAATTCTTTGAGTTCCTTCTTGATCTTCTTCAATTCTTCTTTGGTATGTTTCACTGGAACAAATAATTCAAACTGGCTAAAGTCAATACTCATATGGTCATCCCCCTCCTGGGGAAAGCATATCATATTTCCCTTTTGCTGAGCTTGCTTTTTCGTATTTCTTCCAGTGTTTTTTCATCCTCGATGAATTCTCTCATTTTCATGTTAATCCAGGTGGAAATTTTAATACCGTACCTGCTCGCATAAAAACAAAATTCTTCGAAGGTTTCCTGATCCAGTGTAATGTTGTGCCGAGACGTTGCCAAGGATAACCACCCCTGTAAATATATCGGATAACCATATGTAAATGTTAATACACACTAATACATACTTTGATCCATTGTCGAACTTAACTGGTTCGGTTATAATGATCTAATAATTTATTATTAAAAGATATACACTGAGAATATTGAAATTTAATATTTTCTAGTGCAATATCAGATAATATATTTTGCAATAAAAAATTTTGGAATTTCAACGTCTGTATGCAAATCTCATGATCTAAGTACTTTTGATTGAAATTACCTTTTTGAGAAATCGTTAATCCCTTATCACTTACTACTTTATATACATTATTATCTTTATAAAATACTTTACCTATCCCATTCTCATAATCAATACAGTTAGACTTTATAAAACCATTAGAGTAAAGATGCTCCAAGTCACTACTATGAATAAACATTGGTTGAAAAATTTCTGTACATGGTTGTAATACTGGTTTTAAAAGTAGTCTTTCTGATACTCTATTTAATCCGCTTTTTAAAGCATACTCAGTATGTAAATTTTTACCGTCGTAGATATATTCTCTTATCAAAGGATAAGGAAAACCAATTTCTTTTGAAAATAAAAAAGCCGTCGATATATTGAAAAAACATAAATTATTAATCAATAATGCAAAACAACTTGGAACGTGTGTAAATGCTGGCGTAGAAATTCCTAGAAAAGTAAGCCTTTGATTATGGTCATCGGTAGCATATATAGCTAGCATTCTGTCCGTTTTCCCAATTCTATTTTCAATATAAAAATTAGGATTAATATTAAATGGATTTTGGGCAAGGCTTAACGATCCCAACCATAAACCTATGCGTATTTTGTCAATCCAATCTAATAAAATGCTTATTTCTCTTGGAAGTAATGGATTATTATTTATAATCTTTAAATAAATTCTTTTAGCATCATCCTCAAGCTTACTGAATTTTTGATTACAATGATAACAAGCCGGAAATTGAAATTGATCAAAACTAAATTTACGCTTTCTAAACGCATTATTGTATCCCGCTGTTATTACTCTTTTGGGATCACCCGTATATTCAATTAGCCATTGAGGTATTACATGTTCTTTTGTTTTTGATTCAGGTTCCCTCCCGCAAAACACGCAAAACTTTTCTATAATAACCACCCCTCCAAGTAGTTATTATATAACAAAATATTACAAAAATCATATTAAAATGATTATTCATCGTTAAATAGTATTATAAAGTTTTTTTCTTTGTGTTGATGTCATTTTGAGCATATTTAAAGCACATTTCAAGTAAACATCTTTTAGGCTGTCATCTGAAACAATAATATTGTCAATACACCATATAATATGCTTATTTTTCAGGTTACCATCTTCCAATACAATATGTAGATAACCGCCTGTTGCATCTTTTTCATAAATAGTCTTTGTCAGTTGCAATGTTTCTTCAAACAGTTTTCGCTTTTCGGAAATTTCCAAAATGTACTTTTCCATTATATCCTCCGCTTTACACCAACGAAATTTCCTTGCTCGTTATGTATGTAAATGGGCTTACATCACGATATGCATCTATAACTATTTTATCAGTATAGACAGTACATACATTAAATGCCCCCTGGGTTGCACTACATATTGATGCAGTCTGCACATCCGTTAAAACTCCTGCTGTGCCCGTCGGAAGATTTGGCATATGCTCATGTCCGTTCATGTAAAGCTTTACGCCATATTCTTCTGCCAGTGCCAGTACAGACAACCTTCCGTGATCGTCAGTGATAGGCCAGATAAAATTCGTGGCATCGTTTGTCACGATGGAATAATGGCAAGCAAGAATTTTATGGGTTGCTGGAACTTTTAGCTGATCTTCTATCCACGCAAGCTCTGCCGCCGTTACATCTCCTGTGCTTACGCCCTCACTCACAATAACAAAGTCTGCCCAAAAATAAATTATCCTTACTCCATTTTTTTCAACAACACCATGCTTCGGAAATTCTACCGTTCCGTCATCATGGTTTCCTCTGAACACTTTAATTGGCTTGGTGTATACAGATGATACTTTATTATATGTGCTGATTTGCGCTGGATAATTCGGATTGCTTGTGTATCCATCGTTGAGTACATCCCCTGTAAGCAGCAAAAAGTCAGCATCTGTAACTTCATCCATTTTGCCAAAAGCGGCAGCAAATTGAGGATTAGTGAGTATGCTTGAATCGGTATTCCCAATATGAACATCCGAACCCCACAAAAATGTTGTTAATGCATCAGAAGCCAAATTGCTTGCAGTAAAACTCTTGAATTTTGTGCTGGTATCCGTTGCAAACAAGCAATGGTTTTTTCCATATCTTATTGCAAAGTCTTTAATAGTGATATCCGTGCCGATCTGTGATCCTGCAAAATAGAGTTTGACAACCTTGCCTACTTTAACGACCTTCAGTTTGCCGGATGCCACTGTTATTGCTTCGTCGATTAATAGACTTGGTACTCCGCCAACATATTTTTTGAGCCTTACCCTTGATTTGTCGGTTATATACGCCATCAAATAGTTTGTTGGATTTACATAGTCATTCAGACACATTGCAATACCAGCAGAGCCAACAGGGGATGCAACATCTACTTCTATTGATACGTTTGGCGCAGTTGTAAAAACATCACTTACCCTTCCCAAATACACCTTATCCGGTATATTAAAGGTTCCTGATGTTATAAATCCGTTGTCTATAACAATGTCTGCAATCTGGTCTGCTGTTGCGCTTGAACCATTAATCTTGAAAATACTTACTTCATCAGGATAAATAGTAACCCAACCAGATTCGGCAGCGGAGGCTAATGAAAAGTCAGCCTGTGTTGCATCTGTGACAGTGTATATGCCATATAAATACTCATAGCGTCCACTTCCGCTATGAAACACGTTATTTGCTCCGCATCCATTTACTTGCAAAAATGCCTTTGCATCTGTCGTTTTAACAATTGCAATCGCAAAAACTTTGTCACCGTTTGTAAGTCCACCTCTTAATGCTGTCCGAGGCGTAACATTCAAAGCCATATTGCCCCATCTTTGCTGTGGTGTAAACGATTGTTTTCCATTAACATAACTTGCCAACGTACCAGCATATGAGGTTTTCCAGTTATCAGACCACCCATCGGCATTTCCATCGGCAGCAGTAAACTGGCCTATCGCAGAAGAAAATAAATTTGTAAGCGTTATTGTGGATGGTGTGGTTTGGAGTTTTGCAGATACGTTGTTTAAAGACGAAATTAAGCTGGTTGTTTTATTCGCATAATCCGCCGTAGTTGTAAGAGCCTTGCCTGCCATTCCAATCGCTATATCTATATCATTTAAGTTGCTCAATTGTTTTCGCCTCCCTTAAAACCACTGATTCCAATTAGCCCCGTCCCATTCCCACATAGCTGTAACCTTATGGGTTGTTGTATCTATGTCTTTCCATTTAGAGCCTTTGGCGAGTTTTGTCGTGTTGTATGCTGCTCTTTCGGCAGCAGTTCCTGTAAGTCTCTTGGGCATATTAGTAACGCCCTCATCTTTAATTTCATACATTATCAATCACCCTCTCTGGTGTTATTTTCGGGGTTGAGGGGCTTGTTAAGCCCCTTTTGTCTCCGGTGCCTCTGTGATCGAAACGCCATAAAGCTGGTGCTTTTTCAGAAAGGCAATTTCAGCCTTGTCCTGAGTCTCATATTCTCCGTTATAGAAATTGATGTGCTGTCCGGCCTGCGGGACCGGTATTCCGTCGACAATAACCGTTCTGATTGGTTTCATGCAGACAATCTGATTGGGGCATTTACTCAAAAACTTCATACAAAATCCTCCTTCAAAAGATAGGGGGTATGGTTAGTCCCCCTCGGCTCATCACGTCGCTCCTGTTACTCCTGTAACGATGGCGTGGGTTTTCGCGCTTCTGACTTCGAGGCCTGCTTCGGTGATATACTCATCGGTCCTTCCGTCTGTGTCATTCGCCTGGATATTGGTGTTCAGCTTGGTGTCACGTCCTTTGAGCGGGCGGTACTTGATGTTTTCCACATCGAGGATTGCCGCGTATCCGCCATAGATCGCACCTTCAAACATCGGCTCATGGACAAGATTCAGGATACCGAACGGGCTGACATACTTCACTACCGCGAGGCCGAAAGTAGTCTCGTCCTGCTGGATCTGCAGCTTACCAAGCGCCCAGGTGTTGATCGTGGAAAGCACCCTTGCGGAACAGAGCATCAGCTTTTCCTTGGATCCATACTTGAAGCATACTTCAGCGACATTGGTGTCAAACTCAGCCTGAGTCAAAGCGCCACCTGCTGCATAGTTGTTCTCTGACAGGAATCCAAGTAATCCCTTGGTTGTCCTTTTGGGATGTGTTCCCGTGGTATCGAGCTTCAATTCACCGAACAGGAAGGAACGAGCAATATCCCGTGCGTGCTCTATACCCTTCTTCTTCTGCTGATAGCTCAGGTCGGAACCCCCGTAGAAGTCTGATGCGTTCTGGGTGTTGGTTACGCCGAACGGAGTCCTCCAAATCTGGGTGTAATTGTACACTTCGACTTCCTGAGTGCTCTTGATCGTCCTTACGCCGGCACCTTCCTGATTGGCATTACCGATGATGACCAACGGATCATCATTGTTGATAATTGCTGCTGCCGTGGAACCGTATCCCCTTACAACCGTGAATTCATTCGCATTGTCGCCATCCGGGTCAACTGCAGTGATGGTAAAACATTCGCCAGTCCTCGGAACCTTGACGATATCCCCGACGGAGAAGATTCCACCGGTATCGAATATGATCTTGGTTGCATCAGCCGCGGCATTACCCGCCATGTTGAGCGCATCCCACCTTGCGCCGAGGTCATCTTCGAACCAGGAGAATTTCGGATTTTTTGCCGCCTCGGTGTTTCCTTTTGCCCTCTTCAAAAACGTGATGAACGGTGTCGCGGAAGGTTGCAAAAGAGCAATCTTCTCGGACATGTCGATTTTGAGCCTGTTGTTCTGATTTGCGGTAAGGATATTATTCGTATCCCTTACACCTGTTACTACTGCCATAATCATTCTCTCCCTTCATATTAGCCGCCAAAAATTCCCGGCCTCCTTCCTGCTGAGACGATGGAATCAGCGATCTGATCTTCAATTGATTTTGGTGTGTCTTTGGGTTTTACACCAGCATTGACAGATAAGCCCTGCTTCTGCCGTATGTTGTTGAGCGCTTCCTCCTGCCCGGCCTTCTTTGCCTGCTGGTACACTTTCGCGGCAGAATCACCGTAAAGTTCCTGTGCTGCAAGCTTCAGAATACGCTTGGTAGGATATTGCGCCAGATTCGGATTCCCGATCTCATGAGCTATTTCAGATACCTTTGAAAAAAGACCATGCATCGCTTTCGGGTCTGCCAACTGTGGGTAATCCTTCGCGACGTTTTCAAGGTTTTGCCCCAATGCGGTCAACTGTCGCTCCTCGTAAATAGGAGCAACGTACTGCTGGGCCTGCACCTGCGCCATCTGATTCGCAATGTTCGCGATTGTCCCTATGGGGTCGGTCTGCATTGCCTGCCAAAACTGATCCGTATTCATGCCTTGTCCCTGTTGGGGGGGCTGCGGAGCATTCTGTCTTTTCAGCGCGGCGAGTTCCTGAGTTTTACGGGTATAATCCTTTCGCAGTTCGTTATAGTTCTTAGCGTAATCAAACTGCGGCTGCTCCGGCTGCTCTGTTTGTGTTTCTTCCTGCTGCTCCGGAACTGTTTCTACTACTTCCCCTTGTTCCTCAATGGAGGGAGATACCTTGGTTTCCTCGGCTCCTGTCTCGACTTGTCCGGTTACCGGGGTCTCGACATCTGGAGTTGTCGATTCAAATATTGACATTATTCATTGCCTCCCTTTAGGGCTTCCTCGCCCTCTTCAATGGTTGATTTGATATACAAAAGCACCGAGTTAAGGGCTCCTACCCTTTCCCGGTGCTTTATTACATCCTTCAATTCACAGGCCATCAACCTGTTTTTGTTTTCTTCGATGCGGTCATTGATGAACTGTTCGAGAATTTCCCACCCTTCCGATTGGGTCATTTCTTTAATGGCATCCATTCTTGCGACTTCATCCAAGAGTTAGCCCTCCCTCCTGCATTGCCGGCATATTCGGGGCGCTTGGTGCTGCCTGCTGCGTGGTATTGGGCGGACCACCAGGGTTTACCGGTGTTTGAGGTACCGTGCTTTGTACTTCCTGATCGGTCGGCAAAATTGCTTCAACGTCCTTGATATCAAACGATTCGAGAATCTTTTTCAGCAAATTTCTTCTCTTGATCGGGAATTGCTGCATGAACGGATCGGCTGCAACCACTCCGTAGAGTTCAACCATGCGCTGTTTATAAGCTTCACGGTTCGCCATCGGTTCCACGGAGGATCCGGCAGCGATAAGATCAAATTCGCCCTGGATTTCTTCCGGCGTAAGTGTCTTCCAGTTAACCTGCATCCCCCCGGTAAGGCGGAATACCCTCTCCGCATCAATAAATTGCTGGTTAAGTTGCATCATCTGCCTGGCAATTCCGCAAAGAAGCCGTTTTTCAATGGCCGAAACACTCAATCGGAAGCGCATGGAGGCGTTATTATCCTTGGTCATGGTCGTTGTAGCGGTTTCCCGGGTGCTTGCCGTACCCATAACTACATCCTGGGCCCCTGTCGCATCCTGAATATCCTGTTTTATCATGGATTCCTGAGTAAATGATCCTCCGGAAACGTCCCTCAGACCCATTTCTTCGACATCGTCCATGCTTTCAACCTCGATAATGCCGCCTTGCTTCCACTTCAGTTGCTTTTTATTGATTCCGGCATCCCGGCGAACCTTAAACATCCTCCGGAGCAGGAAAGCGCGATAATCGATCCGCATATTTCGCTCGGTGTTGAGCTCGTCCTGAAGATCCTCCATCATTTCGACAATTCCCATGCCGTAAAACTCATGCGGGACAAGCGTATAAACTCCCTTACGGTACGGTTTTGATTTATGCCAGAACGGATTTCCGCTTTCCATGGCGATATAAGCCCGGTTCAAAATGGCAACGTGCTTATCGTCCTCCCAATAATGCGTCAAGCGATAAAGATTATCGGAACTGAATTCCTCTATCTGGTCATCAGGAAGAGGTAAACCAACGGAGCTCATCCGGTCCGCTTTGGGTTGGTTGATGCTCTTGTCTTTCGGAACCTTCTTCCAATCGATCTTGAAAACGCCCTGTTCGACCATATCGTCCAGATACTCTTTTGTTACGAACTCATCATGTCCGCAGTATCTGGCATCGTCCACATCCTCGGCGTTCGGGTCCACAAAAAACAACCCCAGATCAATGAATTTTACCTCGGGGTCGTCATACACAATTTCATTCTCTTTAACTGGCCGCAATTCAGTTACCGGCTCTTGGGTGATCTCATCGATCAGTGGCACCGGATTACCGTCCACTCCGAGAATGGGTTCTCCGGTTTCCGGGTCCGTCTGCATTACCTGGGCAGGCTGCTTCCGGATAATCTCCTTTTGTTTCCACTTCCATCCGGTATAAGCAATACTAGTCCCGTATATACAGAGCTCTTTCAGGCCGTTGTTAAACAGGTCCGTCATGTCCATGCGCTCGCACATTTGCCAATCTAACAGCGTTTCCATGTTTTGTGCATTTGTCAACTGCGACGGTTTACGGTCGATCACCCGGACATACGGTCGGGAAGCAAAAAGCGTCTCGACCAATCTCGGAAGGATTGTTTCGACCTGTACGAACGTGTACGGAATCGAAATATTACTTCGGTCAGTTACAGGCTTTCCAGTTTCTTTGTCGATGATCTGATCAACATAATTCCGGTATCTTTTATAGCACCGTTCCCACAGTTCCTTGTAGGACGAATTCCGGTGTTTTTCCGCGGCTTCAATCCTGGTAATATATTTATTCAAGTTTTTATTTACATCTGCTTTTGCCATATCAATACCCCGTCCTTCCGAACGCAACCGCGTATTCCGGTTCGTAATCTTCTGTTTCTTCCGTCGAATAGGTCTTGCCGATCAGCCGGTTTAATGCCTGAGACATCGCGTCAACCTGGTCATCGTGGGCGCCGTTCGGGAATGAGGAACACTCTTCCACCAAATCATTGGTGAATCCCGCAAATTTCGGCAACCATACGTTCCCGGCCTCGATGTCAGGGGATACCGCGCTCACCCTTGCTACCTTCCCGCCCTCTGGTTCGATTTCAATCAGCCCGGGTATTTTCTTATGCAACATCTGAATGACTGCCGACCCGTTCGCTTTACCTTCAATCAGCTTTGCCCTCGCCTGCGGCCATTTCTGAGTCATCTTTGTAACTGCGGCCAGAGTGGCCGGCATATCCATCTGAGCCCTGACCTGATCAAGAAGGAATTTATTTGCACCGGACCGGCCCCACACCTGACCGACAACAAAATCAACCCGCTTTTTATTCTTCGTTGAGGACTCGCCTTTGAACGTGCAGTCCCAGGATTGGATGACTTCATCAAATCGCTTCGGCAGCTCCTCGTAATACTTCCACCATGACCGCTTTATCAGATTACCTTCGACAGATGACGGGCTCCCCTGGTATAACGCCAACCATGCCCTAGTTCCTTCCGAAGTCTGATAACCGCCCTTGAAGTCCTCTAGCCATGCATCTCCCTTTCCGATTTCGGGGAACAGCGCTTTACCTACCCGCTCGAATCCTTCCGGATCGTCTCCCTCATCCTCGCATTTCAGGTTGATGACTTTTACGTGCTTCTCGTTTTTTATAATCCGGCCGGCGAGATCATCTTCATGCCAGCGGGTCATAATGACAATGATTTTTGCGCCGGCAGCCAGACGAGTTTTTATAGTGTTCTGCCATTCCTCCCACAGTCCAGCGCGGTATGTTTCGGAATCAGCCTCAGCACGGTTTTTTATCGGGTCGTCAATGATAATCAGCTTGGCTGGGTTCGATGTGACCGAGCCCTTGATACCGGAGGAAACCATCCTGCCGACATTGTTGCTGAGTTCAAATTCGGTCGCCCGGTCAATAGTCTGGCTGATCTCGATATCGAACAGCGTCTTTCCGAACGTCCGAATTTTCTCCTTGTTCCTTCGGGTGAATCTCTCTGCCGTATCGTCGTTATACGAAAGCAGAATCAACTGCCCGTCATTGTGTTTACCGAAATAGTAACTCGGGAGAGTTTCCGTAATGGTCATTGACTTACCATGCTGTGGCGGAACCTGGAGAATTAAAATGTCATATGCATGGCCTGTGTCCTCTTCCACAAAATTGATTACTTCGTCGCATAAAAAAAGCAGGTGGTTTGATCTGCGCCATCTGCCTTCATGTGTGTACTCTACATAGCTTGCATAATCATTTTTTGCCATTAGCGGGAGCATTTGCGCCTGCAACTCCAGTTTCTTTTTCTGGATTTCGAGCAATTGGAGTTTAATCTGGGCTTCCTGTTCTTTCGTCATGGGGCATCACCACCAAATTTTACATGTTGGTTCCTAAGGATTCGGAATAATATCTCCGATATATGTATTAGGATAATCGGGCCATGGTTTTGAGTTTTTATTTATCTGTTGCTGAAGTTGCTTCAAATAGTCAGGATGATTGTTTTTATAGTGCTTACATTTGACTTCAACTTCGAATTCACCGATGTCTTTATTTAAATTCTCATAGGCTGCTTTGTATGCCTCCTTTTTGGAGCATACTTCTTTGTGTTCGCATGAATCGCACTTCATTTTGACACCTCCAAAGTGTAAAATTTATTTCAAAATTTTGTATGTATCTGAGGGATAGTATGCATGCTAAAGGTGGGGGTGGGTGGGGGTGCCTCCCCCTACCCGCATACGCCATGAAACGCGTACATATGTTTGCCTTAAAGCGTCTGTTTAATTCGCCGTCTACCGTTACGCTTCTAGGCTTTGATCGTGTTTTTAGCGTCCAATTACACGAAGCATTTATTTCGCGTAATCCGTTATTCCTTTAACTCGTACACGCCTTGATTTAACTGCATTTGCAGGATTTTCTCTTGCTCGTCCAGTTTCTGCAATTCAGCTTGTATCTGTGGTAACTGGAAATTAAACGTGATATTTCCACCGCTTTCGACCGATCTCGCGCTCCGGTATTCAGGATCGTTATTGCGTAAATACAGGTCTGCGGCGTTTACATCAGGAGGAAAGTATTGTTCCTCTATATAGTCCTTAATGTCACCATTTGCCAGCACTTTCTGTTTCTTTAAATGTACTCTTATGCCATTTCCTCGTTTAAACATGGAGTTCATTGTCAAGCAGTTCCTTGCATCCTGCGCGCGCGAGTAAAGCTCAGCAAATTCATTATTTTCCTTTTTCCATCTTGAAAGCGTATTGTAATGAACTCCAATTTTTTCTGCAATAGAATAATCGTTATTCCCCTCAGCTATCCATTGAACAACCTCATTAAAGCGTGGCTTTAAGAGTGTATTATACTTTGTCCTGCGCTCTGGCTCGTTTTCTTCCGGTCTATCCGAATAATCTATCTTTACGTAATCTTCTTGCGGAGTTATGAGCTTAAGCTCCGTACAGTCTATTTCAACAGGCATTGTCCTCACCTACCCGTTCCAGCATGCATGAGATGTGCAATATCCATAACGCATCTTGCCTGGTATTCGTCCAGCGATATCCTTTTGCCATTTATGTAGCATCTGTTTCCGATCTTACATAATCCGGTTTGAGTTTTGCGCTGGTATTTATTGTTCTTTATAACTTGTTCTTTATATGGGTCGTTCTCAACTACTAGGTGGTCGTTGTGGACGACTAGGGTGTCAACATAATAAATATTGCTCTGGCGTTCTCCTGACTTGCTTCTGGCCTTTTTCCTGATGTACTCTTTTTGCATTAATTTATCAATTGATTTGATTGCTTTATCCCGTGATATCCCAGTTGCTTCTGCTATGGTTTTATAACTTGGAAACGCTTTTGATCCATGATTTCCGCATCGGCACAAAAATATGTATACGAGTTTTTCAAGTCCGTCAAGGTCAAGATCATCTCGATCAAATATCGCGTTTGGTGTTTGGAAATAAGGTACTTCCATTTTAACCTTTTGCTTTGGCATAATACATCACCTGCTCTTTAACATAGACAATCTGGTAAGCGCGTTTCCGATATGATCCTATGTTGTGTAGTCAGCGTTATAAAGCTGTTTTAAATGCGGTCCATGCCACTTTGAGTATTTCAATATTCATCTCAATGCCCCACCCTGCAATTTTGAGATATTACCCGCTGTTTATGGGTGTACCCGTAAACAACACACCAAAAATTATTACAAAGCTAAAGCCCCGTACAATCGCCGAGGCTCTTATATAGGAGGATCAATATATTTGTGAGGTCAATCACTTTTATCCATGGTATAAGTATACACCTTTGAATTGCGTGAAACAGGTAGTTTTCTGGTAATTTTGCGGTAATTTTCTGGTAACTTTAGCATGGACTCATATTGCACATAGAACGGAGTCAATATTTCGGACAGTTTGCCCAACGCCTCCCTGTTGATTTGTCTTAGTCGTTCCTCCGTGATATCGTTTTTTTGCGGGAATTGTCTATTAAAGCTTATCTCAATATTTCGCCAACTCATCCCATCAAAGTACTTTATTCCAACAATATACTTTTCCCACGTCGTAAGCCCTTCCATCGCCTTTTCTATCTGCTCAATCTCCAACTTGGGCCAGAACAGTCTGGACCGGTCCGCCTTGATAAGTTCCTTTACTTCTTCCCGGCTGCATTCCATTATCATTACCGCCCGTTCTGTCGGCGATCCGCTCCTGTTTGGCGATCTTGGCATTCCAGGCTCACACGGATCAGCAATCTGGAATGTTTCATCGTCAAACTCTACAAGCATACGTTCATAGGCTCCTATCCTAATTTCAATTGTTTCAACGATAGATTTCCGCTTTTTATAGTTCTTTAGTGCTTTTTCTATATCCATAAGCTTATCCCCCCCCCCCCCCCCTTTAATCCACAAACGGCTGATCTGCCAACAAACTGCTCTCTGATATCTCTATCTCCACCCTTGGATCATGCTTGTCCACTTCCCACGCCGTTACAGGTTGTCCTATTACCTTTGTGCTGTCGTCCTGTATAATCCCAGCCTTAACTATGCCGTCCAATATAAATTTAAGATTTAGATTGTCCGCATCCCGGCGGCGGTTTGTTGCAAAGAAGTATGTAACCTTTATCTGTGCCTTTTGCTGTGGAAAAGCGCCTTTTGCTTTACAGGACAAGAACACGTATAATATATCATTCTCCCACTGCTTTTTTATCCTAGCAGCCCTTGACCAATGCATACGGCTCCACTGGTTAAGGCTTGGCGGTGTTCCTGGTATTACAAGTTTTATCATCCTTCTTGCCTCCTTATGCTAGCTACCGTATTACCGGTAGCTAATGGTTCCACTCCCTAGATTGGTATCAATTTCAAGTTTCATTTTGCACACACAGCAAGTAAACGTAACAGTTTTCGTGGTCTTAATACTTCCAACCATTTCAATCCCTCCAATCCTTTTATTACGAACCTAATATGGTCCGCACTCAATATTATGTATAGCTTTAAAAATTGGATATGCATGGTATGGATTTACGGCGTTTCTGAGCGTGTCAGTTCTGTCCACCCGATAGGAAAGCCCATCATCCATTCTTCGAAGCTCGCGCAACGTACTTTCCCAATCTCTGTTCCACGGAACGGATTTGAAGAACCGCCCCATTCGTCCAACCGACCGACTACATGATTCTTTTTCCCATTCCGGCCCGTGCTTGTTCCGCTCGGACGTGGCAATAATGAAAACCCTATATCCTTGAAATAACGCTTGGACACTACAAGCCGGTATGACAATCGGTGGTGCAACGGAGTAACCAACTGACTCCAGGTCGAATATTTTTTGATCAACGGTTCCGTTGGATAGGCTTCCAGCAACATTTTCGTTAACAACCCAATCCGACTGTAATTCTGTGACGATTCTGAAGAATTCAGGCCATAAATACCTTTCATCTTCTTTTCCTCTTGGCTTCTTACTTCGATTCCCGGCGAGGCTGTGAGGCTGGCATGGATCGCCACCGGAAATAATGTTAACTGTTCGTATTCCTTTATCGTAGCAATCTTTTGCTGTAACATCGTGTATATCCCTCCATCTTGGTACATCAGGCCAGTGCTTTTCCAGGATTCTGGTAGGGTATTCAGCCCATTCACATTGACCTATTGTAGTAAATCCAGCCCATTCTGCCGCCAGATCGAGGCCACCAATTCCGCTGAATAAACTGAAATGTGTTAACATAATTGACCTCTCTTAAAGTTCGACTACTTTTCCTATTGCGCAATTACTCTTCGAGATAAGCGTCAATATCTTCTCCGCTAAACGAGTCAAGAGCATTGCATAATTTTGCGGTATACACTTCAATAAACTTCTCAAGAAACTCATATAAAGTGCATATTGTTTTTGAATCCCATTCAACTCCACATTCGTCCGAAGCAAGCGTCATGTCTCCCATTTCTGCTAGTTTCAGCATATTGGTTTCATGACATAAATCATCAATAAGCTCATCCACATCGGTGCAGGAATCGTTTTCCAAAAACGCCTTAAATGCCATCAAAGTTTTTTTATTTGCTTTCATAATTTCCTCAACCTTTCACTTCACAGTGTCCGCCTTTGTTGAATCAGACTATTTCTTCCGTTATAGTAAATTCTGAATTCGAAAATACTCCGTTTTCTTTCTCTATTGGCATAAATCTTTCAATTCTATTGCCAACCTGTCTACGGAATCCTAAGACGCAACTACCGTTTTCGTTTGTGTAAAATTCACACGATACTGCATTTTTCTTTAAAATGTTTGAAATTTCATCTGCAATATCATTAAGCGATTTAACTGCAATATTCTTAGTTAGCCTTGCAATCAACCTCTCCCTTAAATCAATATCAATCGAATCTATGACTGTTTTAGGAGTAGATAAAATCACATTTATTGCTTTATTGGCATCCATTCTTAGCTCACCTCTTCCTGCTATTCTGCAATCACGTTTCATCTTCTAACTCGCTTATGTCGACCTGTCCTTCGATGAATTCCTGTTGTTCTTTTTCGGTTGCATACATTTGCCATTCAAGTACTTCTTCCGGGGTTTTCCAGAACGTCTCCTTGCCTCTGCTGTTCCGGTATTCAAGCATTACAGCGAAAGCGTTAAGGTAAAGCTGTTTGATATGTGGATATCTGATAAAATCCTGTTCTTGGCTCTCAATACTTCCTATAGGACAACCAACACACCCGATCCGCTTACATCCGGTATCATAAAGCATGCAATATGGTATTCCATATTCTCGTATAAACTCCCATACATCCGCTGTTGACCAGTTTATTATGGGATTTATGATCCGTTTACCTTTCTGCATGCAGTTTTCAAACTGTCTCCGCCCTTCGTCATTGTCATTAAATAACCTCTGCCCTGATTTGCTTTTATTGAATATCACAATTGCGTTTTGACTGTTTTTCCGCCTCGGGCTTTCTTCCCACCTAACACCGGTAACACATAGCTTGCCTTTCCCTCCGCGTTCTTTCAGGTGATCGCAACAATACCGGCATATCCTAGTGGGTGGAAACATCTTTGTTACAATCAACCGCCACATGTTCTTTTTTAAGCCTTTGTATGGCCCGGATGTAAAAATATCCGGTGGGTGCATATACAATTTGATTCCTTCAGCTTCTAACCTTTTACGTGTTTCCTTAATGTGCACTGTAACTTCGGGCGGATCTATCCCGGTAATCTGATAATGTGCCGAAAACCTTACTTTTGCTTGTTTTGCAACTTCTAATGCTGCCTCGCTGTCTTTGCCTCCTGAATACAAAACATAATATCCATCCGGATCAAGCTGGAGTGCCATCGGCTCAAATTCCTGGAGTAAATCAATAGAGTTATCCGGTTTATATATTTCAACAATCTCTGATCGGTCATTTATTACAAGTTCTGTTAACGTAATGTCACCCCCATTGAAATTCACATTATCCACTTTTTTTTGCGCGTCATGCTTTGTAATTTTTTCTTTATTTGACCTGGCTAATGAGTACTCGGAAGCTGTTAACTCCTGTATTCCAACGCCTTGCTTATAAAGTGTAACTATTTCATAATCGTTCATTTATCCACCTTCTTTACCCCACACTCACCCTCATTGTTAATAGATCAGCGAATGTTATCATTTCGCGAAAACCCTGCTCATTCTTAATCAGGACCTTGTTTCCCGGGTACTTGTCTATTACGGTTCCTGCGATGCGCTCCAGCCTTCTGCCCTCATTTCGTTCCAGCGCGATTGTCTTCCCGGGCTCAATATCTCTTAGCCTGTCCTGTGTCTGTTTGTTTAGGTCAATCGTGCGGTTAAGAGTGGCCTTGCTTACGGCATACGATGGATTGTCATATGGTATGTGTACGGTCGGTTCTTTTATATTCCGTGTTGTGTTGCGGACATTCTCGACCTTGCAGTGGAAGCTTACCGCGCTCGTACCGCAACCGTACATTTTAGCAATCTCCCTGAGTTTTAACCCTTGTTCTCGGAGGATTGGTATATTTGCTTTCTGCTCTATTGTGAGAATAACCGGTTTCTTTTTCTTCTTCATGTCAGATTGCCTCCGTTGCGTCGTATTTCGCTTCCCCGCGTATAATCATTTTCATGATTCTGCATTTCTGTGCACCGGTTGCTGATTTAAGAATTTGCGGCGTAATTATAATCATATGCACTACCTCAAATTACATAGCTTGAAGGTGTTTCTGAAATATCTTAGGTAAATGTAACCCGTCGGGCCGTTCCTTTGCTTTGCAACGATGACCTTTATGTCAAAGCTTCCGGCTGTTTCATCCGTGTCCTTTGGCACATGAAGAAAAATTACATTGTCGGCGTCCTGCTCGATGCTTCCTGATTCTCTTAGATCATGAAGCTCGGGTTCTCGTCCAGCCTTCGAGCCTTCCCTTGATAATTGGCTGAGAGCTATGACTGGAATGGAAAATTCCAGTGAAATTTCTTTGAGCTGTCTGGATATCTCTTCAATTTCCTGCCTGCGGCTCTCAGCTTTCTTGCTACTCCGGCATAGTTGGAGGTAATCAACTATCAGTACATCAAGCGCGTTCTTGTTTTTCAACTCCCGGCAGTAGGCCCGTATTTCCTGAATGGATGCCAGTTTATCGTTCAGTTCTATCGCCATTCTGCCGAGATCATCCAGTGAACTGCTGAGTTTCTGCCAATCAGTGTCCGTTAGGCTTTTGCAGAATCTGAGCTTCTGTCCGTCTACAACCGCGATGTTTGAAAGGATCCTTTTGGCTATCTGCATTTGAGACATTTCGCGGGATACAAATAGGGACTTGCAGCCTTTCTTCGCCATGTTCAGCATCATCTGTATAGCGTACGCCGTCTTTCCAACACCAGGCCTTGCAGCAACAATCGTAAGCTCCTCGGGATGCAACCCTGCTGTTATCCTGTCCAGATCGTAAAATCCTGTAAAAAGCCTGTCCTCATCAGTTGCGTTGTATTTATTATCGATATCCGTCATAACTGCCGGAATAATGGCTGATAAACTGTTGTCGGCCTTGTTTGTGGTATGTACTTCGATGTCGAATGCCTGTAACACATCGGACTTGAGTTCCGAAGCTCCTTCATATTTGTCGCTCTCAGCAATCTCCCTGGCCTTTATTGATGCTTTAATAATCTCCCGGCGCATTGTATAGGTTTTTAGAGTATTGATATAATGCGTAACATTCTCCGGCGTAGCAACGTAGCTTTCAAGGTTTATTACTGTTTCAAGTGCGTTATCAATATTCAATGCATCTGAGACGGTGATTTCGTCTATGGCCGCATTCTGCATGTAAAGCCCATAAACTGTTTTAAAAATTTTCTGATGGGATTCATTTATGAAATCATTTACGGAAAGCTTTAGGATGTAATCCCTTTTGCCCATCAGCAGGCATCCAAGTACGCTTTTTTCTATCTCTGGATTATGTGGCAGCATATAATCACTCTCCTGGTTCGTATTTTGTCATATCGCGGTATTTTGAAGGCGGTGATCTTTGGTCGGTACTCTCCCATGTGCGGACTGCTGCTTTCCAGTCCTTCATTTTGTTTTTCCCGACCATCCACCCGTTTGATGTGTAGTGATCGTACCATTTTTGCGGATCAACGGAATTGTGGCGTTCTGAACAGTATGTTTTTATTTCTTCAACGGTAGGCGGAGTGAAACGAGCACTATATATATTATTTTTCTTTTCTTTTATTTCCTTTCCTTTGTTATGTTCTGATATATCATCGTTATTACACTGTTTCTCTGAATCCTTGGAGCCCCACCGTGACCGCATTCCCTTGATACCGGCAAGTGACTTCTTGATCCTCTTTTCATCGAATTCATGCTTGTTGCGCAGTACCCTTTCACTCCAGTACTTTTCCCCGTCAGTGACAAACAAACCTATTGCTATCGCGTCGTTATAAAACTGTTTTAACTCTGTTATATCTACGTTATAGCCAAACGCCACACCCTCAACCAGTGCGCATGTCAACTTACCGTCCGTCTGTTCGTGCATGCTTTCGATGAATATCCAGTACAGCCCATATCCTATCATTCCGTATTTTGCCAGAATGACCTTTATTTTTTCGTCGCCGTGGGCGTTACTGTCATGTGGAAAATAATATACATCCTTCAGTGTCCTCACCTGCCTCATCACATTTTGCTTTTATTTATCTGTGCTCCCCAATTGTCTTTTAATGCGGCCAACTCCGCCGGCGGCATGGTTTCGATGCCAAGCTCCTTGCACTCTTGTACAATGTTATCGATAAGCACCGCCATTTCCCTGGTGTCGTACACGCTACTCCCATAGTATGAAATCACCTTTTTGTACCCCGGGAGTTTGCTTTCCTCCATATCTTCGGCGAACCAGCCAAAGCCTTTGCTGTTCCAGACCTCGATCCACCGGTCAACCGCCGCCGCCTTGATCGGGACTATTTCAAACTGGCCGACCTCCCGGATGGCTTTCCGGTAAACATCTTCTTTTGTGGCTCTGATAACCTCGGCGATTTTCTGACAAAGAACCCATAGGTAACTATTTGCGTCCAGACTGCGCCGCTTGCGGTGCTGCTTGATTTCAACGGCCAGTGGTTTGCCGGAGGCGACGATGGCCTTAAGCTCTTCGACTTCCTTCCGGATGTTGCCGGAGGTGGTGAGGATGATTTCCGGTTTTTGGGCCTCGTTATATTGCATCCGGATCATGTTGGATATCAGTTTCATAGATAGGACCTCCCGAATTCATCCATCCAGCGCATGTGACCATAAACCTTCTCAAATTCCATCTGCGCTAACTGCTTTAGTTCTAAGTCCAGTGCGGTATTGCCGTGGTGTACTCCATGCTCCCCGGTATGCCATTCCGGCCGGAGCCAGACGGTCAATCCGTAATCATCCGCTTTCTGTCTGTTCTTACCGTATAGGCAGTGATGCTCTTCGAGCCTGTCTGTCCGGCCGGTGACATAGCATACCTTGGAGGATTGGAGGGTTATCTTTTGTGTCTTAGTCCTTTGTCTTTTGTAACAAGGTTTTGGAAACTGTTGTACCTTCATGGCTAAAATGGCAATTCTTCTAATGCATTAATTTCAGCCTCAAGGAATTCAATATCTGTAAGTGTCCACTTTTTGCCGTATTCAGTTGTTATCTTTCCTGTCTCCTTGAAATGTTTTAGCCAGCTTTTGTATTTCTCTATAGCCCATCCGCGCTGCCCTTCTTTTGTACCGGTCATGGCGTAATAGATACCCGTTGCACGCTTTTCGAGGTCGCTTGGTTGTGCGGATGAATTCGGTTTGTTTTCATGCTTGGCTTCTGGCTTTTTGGGTTCAGCCTTTTTGGGTTCAGCTCCGTTTCCATCATCGTCCTCATCAGAAGCAAGACCCAAAACAGCAGCTAACGCATATCGTCTCGCATATGTGACGGCGCTTCCAGCACCTTGCGCCGTTGCTTTGTCTGCTCTCAAAACCAATGGATCAGATTCTATCCACTCGCCCGAGTTATGCATCAACAAAGTAGTAACAGATATTCTTTCGCCGTCACCGGAAGAAGACTGCAGATAGCTCAAGCCGTTTTTCTGTAACAAAGGCTTTGCCGTATCTATAAGCACGTCAAGTGTTGTATATTTGGATTTATAGAATGGGTTATCTGCTGATTTTGGCGGGTTTTTTACTTCGCCCTGGAAGGCGCAAAGCGCCGTTGCCAATCCCTTTATTGATTCTGATTTATTCATATGCGCCCTCCTTAGAATATCCGGTTAATAACTTCAAACAGATATGTATTGTCGATGTTGATATTAGGGTCTTTCTCTTTCATTTTCTCGATCTGTGCCACTGCGGATGAAAAATATGCGCTGTCCACCCCAGCTAGCTGATCCTTGAAGGTTTTCATATCTTTCAAATCCAATTCACTGACTTGTAGACACATTTTGAGATACTGCCCTGCGTTGATTGTCCATCCGCGAGAAATGAATTTCCTTGTGCGGATTATCGAACAGACAGGATACCGGGAGCCTGTGTAATACAATTCTTTGTTTATGATGGCTTCCAGAGCCATCGACGGCAGTTCAAGCGTATTGTCAAAGAAAGAGTACCAGCATGTACAATGGACAAAATCGTAATTCTTATGTATTTCTTCCGGAGTACCGTAAAACCGAATTACAAGCTGTATCTTGTCTGATAGTGATATTGCATTGGTAGAGAAGAATACGGGCCTGTATTTGGGCTTTTCGTCGTTTATGGTTGGTGTTTCGACATATGGCTCTGTTTCGTCGATGATTCCGTTTTCCTCTTCGTCTGCGGCAACTCCTGCGCTTCGGATAAAGCATTGCACCCTATCATCTTCAACCGTAATTGTCACAACTTGCGAATGGGTTTTGTTGAAAAGGGCTGCATAGTATCCCGCTATCTTTACGCAGGCTTCTTTTGTGCGGAAATATACATCGTAATCGTGAACTTCCTCACCTTGCAACATGGACACTATGGCGCCACCCGTTATAATGATGTTTTCGCGCAACACCTTTACGATATCAGCATCCTCGACACACTTTAACCAATCCTCAATTTTGGAGTTTAGCGCCTTCTTTATGTTTTTTCCGTTCATATTTCCACCTCGAACGTGTCGGGCCTCGGTACCGCGGTAACCCCTTCAATGATTTCCCCATCCGCTGTAAGGACCTTTTCGCCGGAAACGGTAATAATCTTTTTAAGCTCGGCCCACTTTGGTTTAGCGACCTCTTCGTAGTAATCCGTCATATTGTTGTCTTTAAGGTAATTGCTGAGCACGGTTTCATCCCGAATAAACTCTGGCGTTCCATATTTCTTTTTTAGTGTTCCAGAGGGGAGCTTATAGATTTCCTGCGTTTTTGTCGCCTTATGGGGGACGGTTTCAAAGTATAGTTGAAGCTGCCCGGTGAGATATTCCGTTTTGCTTTCAAATTGCTTCTGATAGTTTCCGATCTTCATCTGGTATTCGTTGATGAAAGTCTGACATACATTGATCATCCGTTGCATTTCGGCTTTTTCCTCGGAAATCTTCTTTAAAGCCCATTCTGCAAGGTGGTCGTTATTGATTACAAAGCCATCTTCCTGTTCGCCTATAATTTCAAGAGCGAGATTGTCATTCATCGCTTATTCTCCCTTCATAAATCAAACCGGTGCTGTTTGTTTAGTATCTTGCCGTACTTCAAAATGCTATCTACCATCCATTCGTAACCGCAAAATCCTGCCGATTCATTTCTGAACCGCGCTGCTTCTTTTGCGTTAACCGTTTTCACAGAAACATTTGCGCCCCACCCGTCACCGAAATTGTAATAGTAATTTCTTTCCTTTAGAATTTCTGCGGACTTAAGTCTTGCTGCTTTGGAAGTGCCATATCTTTGTGTAATATTTAGCACCTTTATATATTTTTTGTCTGCACCCGTCCATTTGCCGTTCCATGATCCAACATTCGGCATAGTTAGCTCAAATGCAAGTAACATTTCACCCTCCTATAATCCCCAGCAGATGCCGGACGTGCTTGTACGTCATTTTGGAAGCTATAACGGCGCGGCATGGCTGGAAAAGTTTAACCTTCAAAATACTTCGTGAAGTATTTTTCAAAGTAATCACGCTTGTTTATGAGTTCATCCATATCCGATTTCTTTTTCTCGATTTCCTGATTGAATTTGTCAATGACGCGGCATTTTTCAAGTTTCAACTCATGCTCACAGCAGGGTGTAATCTCAATATCGTTCGTCCCTGAGTTGAAGTTGATAAATTCAAGATGGCACCCGGAATAGTCTTGCCGGAATACAGCAATTATCATCGTCGGAAGCTCCTTGAAGTTCACAAACTCCGTTATAACGCCCGCCAGGACATCGTAACTGCCATTGTATGTCTTTTTCAAGACCTTCACGTTATCCCCGACTTTGAATTCATCTATCCTTCTTGCCGTCGATAGATCAACCTCCAGCTTAATGCCGTTGATTTCAATAATTCTCTTTATGTCTTCCATGTTTGACACCGTTCCTTTCTTCATGATATACTTATATTGGAATTTTTCTTTAGCGCCTTACGTGGGCGCTTTTTCTATGCAAATCTGTCAAATCCACGTTGACGACCTATAGTATTTGTCTGTAATTGCCGCTTTCGAATCTCGCGCTCGTGCCGCCTGCCGCAGTAGTAGCACACCGCCGCCATGGTGGTGATCGGGATTACGATAATGGTTACAATGCCATGCCGGTCCACGCTCTCGATTATGTACACCAGCATTTTCCCTACTAGAGTTCCGATTATTGCGCTTATGGCAAACGCAAATCCGTAAAGAACTGCCTTTTTCATTTGCGGAATCCCCTCCTAACTTTTGTGAGTGGTATCAACCCAGGTTAGCCTTTCTCGCCCGCTGCTTGGCGATTATCTTGCCCCTGACGCCCCATTCTTCTATGGGTACTTCTCTGACGACGGTCAATTCAGACGTACGGACTTTGCCGTCAGACTTGGGGCAATAGACTATTTTGTCAATCGGGACACTGACTTCAAGCACTTTAAAATTATCAAAATCCTCGCCTTTACCGTAGTTGATGGCCCATTCTTTGTACGCAACGTGCAAACCCCTTCCACAAGTTTCCGATGTATCGGTATCGCATTCATTTAAATGGGTTTTCCCGATTTCATACTGAAAACTGCTTCTGTAAAAACTCTTCAGATCAGCACTTACAGCTTTATATATGGTTGCATTTACACCATCGCGCTTGATTCCGTAAAAATCCATGAATGAAAGAAGTTCTTTGGGCATTTCAACAATACGAGCGTTTCCGTGTAATTCGATTTTGCAAATCGAGGAATGCTTTACGACTTGGACGTTCCCCCAGGCCACGACTGAGCTGTTCTCCCAGGCCACGACTGAGCTGTTCTCCCAGGCCACGACTGAGCTGCCTTTTTTCGTCATCAGCGTTATCCGATTGTGACGTTCTGAGTTGATTGTTATCAGGCCTTTGTAGTCTTCAGGGATATTGTCATAATCCTGTTGACTTTTTACGATGATTTCCTCCATGACTGACCTCCTATATTTTATTTCTGCCTTATTGGCTGGGCCGGATAACGCTCCGGCGGGCGAGTCCCTTATTGATATTCAGATTTGAGTGCATAAGACTTAGAACGCATCTACACAAACCCGACCGGATATCCCTCAACCCCACTGGTATGTACCGGCTGCTTGATGTTGGTTTGGCTTTTGTGTAGCGCTTGTGTGGCTGTATCTTTCAAAAGCACATCGCGCCAGCTTGTCCCGAAGATTGCATCCATGGTTGGCCTCCTCTCTTCCGTATTTCATGCGCATGATCCGGTTCTGCTCTCCGGGATGCCGCTGTGGAGCTGTCAATTTGCAAACAACCAAGCACTACACCAGTTTTAGCTCGCACATTTTGTACGGGACCAACTCGCCCGGCCGGCTTATCATTGCCAGGTACGCCGTGTCGTCAAGGATCCTCTTAATCAGCCCACCGGAATGAGCTCCCTTGATCAACACAAGATCGTCTACTTTGAGCGCATTAAAGTAGGCTCCGCTTTGCTCCTTCTCGGCTATGCTTAAACACTGCGCGTAAATCCGCTCGTAGTCGTCCGGTTCCGGCGTTTTGCCGAATGCGGTATAGTTCGCTTCGATCTGGCGTTCTACATTGTTCACGGCGAGTTGGTGCAGGCTGGTCATAAATTATCGCCCCTTGAAAATTCGCTGTCGCAAATACCCGGAAGAATAAATTTGTCAATGCTTTCGTGGATAAACATCTTTAATGTCCGGCCCGTATCCTCCGTAAATTCTTCTTGGTGAGCGTGAAAAATTTCTTCCCACATGCGTTTCATGTCTGAATGTTGCTGTCCCTGAGCGATAATCATTTGCAGTAATTTCTTAAATATCCACCAGTCAAAACGTCCCATAGATAACCTCCTACGCACAATACTTGATTAAAATCCTTACTGCCGATACTTTTTCAAGATGTCTGAGATATCAACCCCGTGTTGCCTGCACAATGCCGTTGCTGTGCTGATGCACTTGGGCAACTCTTCATCGTGAATCATGTCAAGTACCGGAGGCTTTGTCTTTTTGCCAGAATTGTTCATAAAGTTGGTAACACGAGAATTAATATTGATGCTGTGGGCGTAAAGCAGTTCCTTTTTAAAATCGCTCCAAGCCTGCCGGAATCCGTTTATGTCCGGAATATGGATAGATGCGCCGTAAGCCTTTATTATTGCATCCATCAGCTTGCGATTCGCCCAAGTTAAGGTATGCTGAGACAGAAGGTTGTTTTCTGTCTGGAGCAGTTTCTTTTCTTCCCGTTCTTTTTTCAGTTCGGTTACAATTTCAATCAACAGATCGGGATTGTTCAGCAGTTCATCTTTTGCATACATTCCATGCTTACGGATGGACGGGAGAACTTCACCCGTCACCCATTTACGGAAAGGCTTGGCTTGCGGCTTGTCAGAACGCAGAATAAGATTGTAAAGTCCCATTTCATTAATAATGTTTGTGGACTGCATTCTACCAATGCTGTCGATGATATCAGTCTGGCTGACCTCATCATCGTCGAGCCTTGCTGCTGCCATGTTTGCATTCCCTATTTCAAGAACATCACAAACATCTTTTGCAACGAACCACGGTTCTCCATCTTTTAAAAATGTCCTAACCTGTTTTGAACTGTAGCTGAATGGTATTAGATTTGTCATACTATGCCTCGCATTTCCATATTTCTACTTTTGTGATAAGATTATGTCGAAGGGGGGTGATTATGTTGACAAATAAGGAACTGGCAGTTCAGCTTTATTCAGCGTTCCTTCAGGCAGCTTCCACAGTAACCGCAAGCCCGAACGTTAAAGGTAATATTGCGGTTAAATTACCGACAAATGATGAAATGGTTGCTGCCGTGAAGGAGTTGGCCGAAAAACTTGCGACTATCGATAATTAACAACCATGCCAGGTTTAACGTTAATTACGATTTTCTTACCTTGCCCTTTATGGGCATTTTTCTTGGTCATTAAATCTCAACTCCCATCTTCAATTTTCAAGGAACGCTTGTCCATATGTACCTCATGCTTCCATATTTCTGATTTTGTGATAAGATTATGTCGGGGGTGGTTGTATTGGATTTACCGCAAAACACTATTGATATCTTAAAGTATCTTGACCAAAACGTTACGTTGGACAATGCCCAGGGTTTTATTGTTTTTGGTGTCGGATTTGAGCAGCGGCTAGCGGACTTAATCGGGTGTGATCTTGTTGAAGACAGAAGAAGCTTTACTGCGGAAACCGATAAAGCGCAACAATTGGGGCTGTACGTCTTGTCCGATAAAGGCCGAAACTTCATTGATGATCTACGCCGTGCGAAGCATATTAAATATGGACAACGGGCGCACGATTACTTTTTAGCTTTGTTTACCGCCATTATCGGAGGGCTTGCAGGGCTCATTTCGTCTGTTATATTTTGGATAATAACAAAATCGAAATAGCGAATACAATGAAACCTGCTAGCGCAAATGTAAGAATCAGTGCTGTATTTCTCCACTGCAAATACTGCTGTTTGTAGATTTCTTTTTGCTCTCTCTCTTCCTGTAATCGTTTTTGCAACTCTTCTGCTATTTCTTTGTATGGCGTTTCCACTTATGATTTCCTCCTTTCAAGGTCCGTGTGCAATTGTCAAGGTACGTTATGTATTTATGCCGTATTGGATTGTTCGCTTGGGATAGCTTGTCCTGATTTATGCGGATTTGGATACTATGCTGTTCTTGATCCGCCTAAGTCTACGCCTTTCATATAAAGCAAGAATCTCTCTGTGTTTATGTAGAATGTCCACCTGCCCATTTCTACGCCAGTACCGAATGGAAATCTACTTTGCTGTAATGCCAATTGCAGAAAACGCGGCGTAACATCCATTATTTCCGCCGCTTCTTGAACGGTGATTGTATACGGGTGCTTCTCTGCTAATTCCTGTAGTGTCATAGCATTACGCCCCCCTTTTGATCTGCTTCCGCCACGAGCACCATTCCAGTGAGTGCCGCTAATGCGAGTTCTTTTTTCTTGTTGTCTAGCTTGCTAAATAAGTCTAAAATCGCTTTTACCTCATTCACGGTAACGCTTTCTACTGCAACATTTTCTTCCTTCAATTTAATCACCTCAATTTTTGTAACTATGCGGGTATTATCTTCTGGCTTAAACGCAAACATTGATTTTCAAGCAGTAGTTTCCGTTGTTGAAAATCTGGCACACTAATGATCAAGCCGATGTCGATTCGTTGCAGGGATCTTACGACTTCCATCTGTTGCGGTAGAAGATAAGGTCTTATTGATTTTCCATGTTCAATACCATGTTCTTCTCTATACTGTTTTGCTGACATTCCAGTTACTATACGGTTAATCATGTCGCATTCGTTTGAGAAGTGATAATGCTTTGGTTCTTCGTGGACCTGCATTATGGCATCGGTGAATTCCGGGAATTCAGCCTTTGCTTCAAATAGGCTGTGGATAAATGCCTCCATCTGGTTGAAAGCGTTTATGTATGCTTCCTTGAATTCCATGGCCTTTCTCCCGGTGAATCCCATTACTAGAATCGAAAACCCGTCACGAGTCAAAAGATATTCTGGCTGTTTCCTGCCTTGTTCATTTCGATAACAGGATTCCTTAAAATTCAGGAGCCGGAATTCGTCACTACATTCAATTTTTGCAATGGCTTGCAATACATTGTCGTGCCTCTTCCCGAATGTATCAGCTATATACCTACTGCCGACCACTGGGATTCCATTTTTTTCTGTGATTCCGAACTGATCGTTTGGCTTAAAGATATTCATTAGCGCTCCTTCTTGTGCATAGGGCTACATAAAAAAGTTATCTTTGTTTACATTATAGTTTTCATTGAATACTTTGTCAATGCATTTCGAATAAAAAAGTTTGCAATGATAACAGCTTTGTGTTAATATCTACTTCAAGGAGGTATTTATAAAATGAATGAAAGACTAAAGCAGTTAAGAGTAGCGCTTGGGTTAAGCCAGGAGGAATTCGGCAAGAGAATACACGTTCAAAAGGGACACGTTTCATCAATGGAAAGCGGAGCCAGAAATATAACAAGCAGAACTATCATTGATGTTTGCCGAGAATTTAATGTCAATGAAGAATGGCTCCGTACCGGAAGCGGAGACATGTTTAATACAGAAGATGACTTACTTGAAGTATTAACTGCAGAACTAAAAAACCTTGACGAACTAGACAAAAAATTTATCATGAATTATATGAAATTGGCCCCAAAGCATAGATCGATATTCAAAGATTTTCTGATGAAATTGGCCGAATGAAGGTGATTGTATGAAGTTGCCAAATGGCTATGGTACGGTATATGAGCTATCGGGGAGACGTCGCAAACCATGGATCGCTCGGAAAACTGTTGGTTGGACAACGGTAACAGACAAAAATACCGGCAAAGAAAAACAAAAACAGTTATTTGAAACTATTGGATATTTTGAAACCAAAGAAAAGGGTATTGATGCCCTTGTTTTAAGTCGCGTTAATCCAATCCCGGCAAACATGGATATTACATTGGGCGAATTATACAGGGAATGGTCCGATGTTAAATATGAAGAAGAAATATCGAAGCAGACTATAGGATGTTATAAAGCTGGATGGAAGCATATTAAAGTGCATGAGAAAGAAATTTTCATAAATCTTCGTTTATCCCACTGGCAGTCCATTATCAATAAATGCCGCATAGCTGGAATGAGCAAATCAGCATTGCATAAAATTAAACTCGTCATAGGGATGCTCTACGACTATGCCATTGATAATAAAATTACAGATCAAAACTTAGGAAAAAAGATAAAGATTAAAATGGAAAACGCAAAGAAAAAGGAAGCCTTCACCGATCTGGAATTTAAACTAATTGAAAAGGCTGCCGTCGAAGGCATGGAATGGGCAGACACTATAATGATTCTGCTAGATACCGGAATGAGGATATCAGAGATGATGCAGCTCACTAGATTTTCCATAGACCTCAAGGAAAAACTTATAACTGGTGGAGTTAAGACAGATGCAGGAAAAGATAGAGTAGTACCCATACATCCAAGAATATTCCCTTATATTAAAAAATGGTACGATAAAGGTGGTGATCGATTAATCTGTAATACAGATGGCAAGCCTATATCGGAAAGAAAATACAGGGAGGATTTTTACCGGCCTACACTAAAGAGTATAGATGTAAGAATTCTCGATCCTCATTCCTGCCGGCATACATTCGGGACACGTCTTTCAAATGCTGGGGCTAACACTAAGGCAATACAGGACTTAATGGGACATGCAGACTACTCTACAACAGCAAATATATACACCCATCCCAATTTAGACGAGTTAAGAAAAGCAATAAGCTCTCTTTGATTTTTGTTAGTTTTTTGTTAGTTTCTGAGCAAATTTTCAGCAATTTTAAACAACTTAGAAATGGAAGGAAAAAACCGCCTACCCGTTGAAAGTAGGCGGTTTTTCTTGGTGAGCCATCCGCGACTCGAACGCGGGACCCTTTGATTAAAAGTCAAATGCTCTAGCCGACTGAGCTAATGGCCCGTAAATGGCTGGGATGGCTGGACTCGAACCAGCGAGATGCAGGAGTCAAAGTCCTGTGCCTTACCGGCTTGGCTACATCCCAATATCTAAGACGCAAAGTCAATTATAAAGGTCGGCAGACTATTTGTCAAGCGCAACTGTTGAAAACAGGCGCGCAGGCGACAACCCAGCCTGAATTGCCCGACGGCAAGCAAGGGGTGCAAACCTGTGCCCCCTTGCTCACAGTCTTACAGGCAAACGGTTTAAAGCGGCAAATCCGCATTATTCCTTACGAATACCGGGATGGACTCGATCGGCGCGTCGCACTCGATCCATTGACCGCCGTCGAAACGCTTTCCGTCAAGACTGTTCTTCCACTCCGCACCCGCCGGCA